CGCCAATATTCTTAGGTAGCATCACCCCAAGATTTTCCTAAATCACAATCAACTTTACTTGGAACTGTTAATTTTACAGCATGTGTCATTAGTTCCATTATTTTCTTTTTAGTTTTTTCTTCACCATTAAAACTTAATGTGAGCTCATCATGAATTTGTATTAAAGGAATTAAATTTTCTTTATACAATTCTATCATTGCTTGTTTTGTTTGATCCGCCGCTGATCCTTGTATCAATCTGTTTAATGCTTTGTAAGTACCAGCTCTTTGTAAAATGTGATGCTTACCATATTTTATTTTTGCCTGATCTTCTGGTAGAGCTTTGAACACGCCAAAAGTGGTCGGTTCCCATAACTCAAAACGACATTTTCTACCTTTGATTGTTGAGACGTAACCCTCACTATTGGCGAAGTTTGATACGCGTTTAGTTAATTCCTTAACAAACGGTACCTTAGAATTGTACTCCTTTAAAATTTCTTTTGCAACATCAACGTTCACTTGCAATTCGTTGGAAAGTTTGTTAACGCCCATGCCATAAAATAATCCAAGGTTAATAGTTTTTGCCTGATCTCTGCCAATGTTAGCAATGTTTGCTACTATACTATGGAAATCTGCATCAGGATTTTTTTGATATTCTTCCACAACATCTTTAGCTCCTTCACATCCTAAGCTTGAAGCAAAGTGTGACGCGATCCGTGGTTCCTGCTGACTATAATCAAAAGATCCCCATGTCTCACCTTCTTCAGGTAAAAACAATCCTCGTATTTGTTTTTTAATTTCTTTATTACGAGAAGGTAATTGTTGTAAATTTGGATTAGAATAACTAAAACGACCTGACACTGTTCCTGATGTACCATCTCTCATCTGATGAATGCTTGCATGAATTCGTCCTGACTCACCATGTTTTAAAATAGTATCAATAAAAGTTGATTGCACTTTATTAAACTCTCTAGCACTTTGAATCTTTTTAGCGATTGGATGTGAATGATGAACTAAAAAATCTTTAGTGAAACTAGGTGCCTGTGTTTTTTCTGTTCTTGGATAATCTATTTTAAGTTTATCAAATACTTTTGCAACACTAGCCGCAGCCCAAACATCAACTGCGATACCCGTGTCTGCCAGTATTTCATCAAGTATCTTCTTTTCTGTATTCTTAAAACTTTTTTTATAACGTCTTGCTTTATCTCCATCAACTCTTACTCCTCGTTTTGTCATTTCAAATATAATTGGTATAAGATTCATCTCTAATTTATACACTGTGTTTAGACTCTGTTTTTCAATGAGTGGTCGCATGTGGTGAAACAGTCGTAAAGTCAAGTCTGCATCTTGCTCCGCATAATCACCTACAAAGATAGCTGGCAACTTGTACATTTCATTTTTAGGATCAATACCAAACTCAGTCGCTGCTTGTTTTAAAAGTGTTTCATCTTTTATTTCACCAAGCATATCTTTTCCCACTGCACTTAATGCATAAGAAAATTTATTCTCATTTAAAATAGGAGCCATTAACATTGTATCAACTATTGGACCTTTTACATCTATGCCCTCTGCATATAACCAACCTAAATCATAAATAGCATTGTGTGCTACTTTAATAGCATCTGTTTGCATTAACTTTTTCATCCATGTTAAGACACGTCTTCTATCCCAATTAAAACCATTCTCATGACGAATAGGATAGTAACCCTTCCAACCATCCACGGCTACCGCTACGCCAATGATATGCCCTGTTTTAGTTGTCCATCCTGGTCCAGTTGTTTTTAATTGTGGATCATATGTTTCTAAGTCAAAAGCAATAACCTTTGCATCGGTAATATCAGGTAGTTCATGAGGTGGTACCCACTCGGATTTTGTAAAGCCAAAATTATTCTGCATCTTTACCCTCCTCACGTTCTGCTATCTCCCCTGCGATTGCGCCGTACGCTGCTAGGTCTACATAACTATCAGATTTACGACTATGCATGAGACGCGCTACTTTAACTAAAGCCATACAAATTGCTACATCATGAGCTGATATTTTTTTCTGTAAAAAAGCAGACCATAAGTTAGCAATGTTTTGATGATTGGTAACCCGATCTCCGTAATCCGTGTTTCGTGCTCCGCCGATCAATTCAATGGCTTTGTTAAGTATCTTTTTATAAATCATCATGCATCCTTTCATCACCGTACATTCGGTAACCTTGTTGTTTTTGAGCCTCAACAATATACAAATTGTTTTTAGCTCTGGTGACAGCAACATAAAAAACACGGTGTTCATCATCAGGATTTTTTAAATAAGATCTGTAAACAATCTTTCCTAAATCTAATAACACAATAACATTTTCACATTCTCCGCCTTTAGCTTGATGAATTGTTGAAACACGAATTCGTGGTTCTGCTGTTATGTCTTCACCTATTTTCTCAAGCCGCCGTAAATAAGTAATTTCAAAAGGTGTTAAAGAACTGAGTACATCCCACCATTCTCCATCGACAAGTAAACCATGATGATCTTTTAGTTGCTGTAATAAAAATAATTGTTTATCATTCTCCACTTTCATTGTTTTGTGACCATGTTTAATTCCAACTTTAGTTTTTATTTTATTATATAAAGTTTTAACCTCGGTTAATGTAACCGTGTTACCAGACTTTAATTTTTTCCATACATCGATAGCCCCTAAAACAGTCGTAGACACTGGTCTATGCTCACCTCTACCATACCAATGTCCTTGCTCTAAAAGTATTTCTTCTATCATTTCATTTCTTATTTTTTTTGTTCTGCCAAGGATCAACCAGTTGCCAGAAGATAAATCAATGTGACGTAAATGTGGTATACGATATATTTTACCTTCATCTTCTTTTGGTTGCCAAACTTTAGGACGCCTATTTCGTATTTTAGTTATAATATTATTAGCTAATCGAAACACTCTTCGCGGACAACGATACGATTTATCTAAAACTTTTACCGTTCCTTGTAGAGATATAAATTTATCTACATCAGCACCTGACCAACGAAAGATAGCTTGATCATCATCACCTGCAATGTAAACCTCTTTACTATTACTAATTAATTTATCTACCATGTTATATTGAACGCGAGGCATATCCTGAGCTTCGTCTATAAAGAGCACATCAAACTGTGTCGAAACTGTGTCAGTTGTGTAATCAACAATCATATCCGTATAATCATAAAGCTCATTAACTTTTTTGTATTTATTTATAACTCTGTTTAAATAATCTAACTTAACCATATTAATAGGATCAGGATAGAGTCTTACCTCTTCAGCTAAACTAATATCTTTTAAGCGCGCTTTGTTAATAAGATTTATAAATTGATGATTTGAATTCGTATAAACAGAATCATCATTATCATTAAAAACTAAATTAAAACCAACTTTTGAAGACAGCTCTTTCCAATGTTTTTGTTTCATTAAGTTATCTTCCTTAACAGCTAAATGTCTAAAAGCAAAACTATGTAACGTTCTAAAGTGAGTTAAATCATCTCTACTTGCTTGAAACTTATGTCTTGCTCTATCCTTAGCTTCATACGCTGCTTTCTTAGAAAAAGAAAAGAAACCAATTCTCTCCCAAGGAACACCCTGTTCTTTTTTTTGCTGACATATATTTAACAGCTCTGTTGTTTTGCCTGTACCAGGAGGTCCTACAATTATATTAATCATTAAAATGGTATAACCTCATCTTCGGTTCCTCCTAAAATATCTTTATCTGTTTTTTCTTCTGTTTTTAAATCAGGCATCTTTTCCATTTTTTTAGGTTGTGTATATGCAGGTATTTTCCACGCTCTTGTTTGTATTCCTTTTGGATATACCATCACATCTTTACCCTCTAGATCTTTTATTCGTTGAACTAACCAAGATCTATTCTCTTTAAAGTTTTTCGTATTCTCTAACCATTTTGATAAGTCACGTAAACGAAAGTATGTCGAATTCTCTTCCGCATTAGTGTAGGGTTTTTCCATATCTAATTCATCAATATCAAACGACTCACCTCTTGCGGTACAAAACTCAAATAAATAATCTTTAAACTCACCCACCTTAGATACATCTTCAGGCATATTAATTGTGGTGATTGTTTCAAATAATCCTGACTGTATTTCTTCCCAGTCAGCTTGTTTCATCATAGGTATGTAACGTAATAATTTTCTTTTAACTAATTTACGTAAGCGATGATGATATTCTATTTCATCTTGTACTTGTGTTTCTACTGGATGAGAGTCTATATCAAGATACCAAATACGTGGTTCGCGATCCGTGACACGTAAGTTCGCATATACAGGATGATCTTGACCTGATGTGCCTACGCCAAACTTTCTTAATTTACATTTAGCTTTTTGACAAACACTAGCGATAGGTTGATCATTACATTTATACATATATTTCATGGCACCATCAGCTTTATCAGCGCCAACTTGTTTCATAATAATACCTACCTCATTAGTATTTAAAGGTGGATCCATGTATTCGCGGTTATATGTTTCTAATAAATTCTTCCAGTCATCAGGATTAGACTTACGATAAAAAATTCCCACATTAAATAATCCATTATTTCTTGTCCCTTCTGGATAGCCTTGATCCGTTAAAATTTCTAAACATGGAGGGCCATCAGCCATGTTATTATCTTCTACCTGTATTAATATTTTACCAATATCATCACAGACAAATTTATCATATAACTCAAAGAATTCTTCTAGTGTAGCACCTTCACCATTATCAAGAAACGCGTACCGTGTGTCGCCGTGATAAGGTAAGTTGAGCCACGATCCAGTGTCTTGCTCATCAGAGAGTTTAATTTGTTTAGGAAATACCTCCGCTTTTGCATAGCCAAGATGAGCGCGTATTTCTTTTAACTTTTCATCAAAGAGAAAAGCAGGTTGTGGATTTTTGGAAAATAAAAAAAGATGAGCGCCAAAAGATTTGGAGGCACACATCACTAATGGTAGTTTGTATTTTCGTATTTGTGATAATATTTTTTTATGATCCAAAGGGTACTCGTCAATATCAATACAACCCCACGTACAAGTTGCATCGTCTCGAATGGGAACAATACCTAAAGCACGATCTTTTCCTTCCAGATGATCCTGAAACATTTGTAAAGTAGGTTCTTCATGAACTGTACGCATGCGTCCATCACGCTTGCCATTTTGTTTTGTTTGGGTGTACTCATAAAAACCGTGAGCTCTATCTAACCCATCAAATATATTTTTAAATTTTTCTACTTTCATAAATAATAATATAACTAGGGGCCTTGAAGGCCCCTAACCTAGATAATTAAGGTGATTACGATCCTAAAACGCCACTATCCACATTGGGTGTAACGTCTTTTAAACCGCTATCGTCATTATCATTATTTGCTTCTGGAGCAGGATCGATAGATCCTGATGTCACAAGCTCATGAAAATGTTTAGCTTCCTCCACAATATAAGATGGATTAGGAATATCATTGACTGATTTATCCAAGGTTATTTTCCATCCCCACCAATCATTCTTTTTATTTGCTTCTTGTACACCTTCCATTTTGTATACATTAGCAAACATTGGTAATGTTCTTAGTGACCCATCGTTGGCTTTAATTTTCTGATTCATCATCATCGTATTCCAATAACGGGATTTTTTATATTGTGTCTTCTGCATAATAATTTGGCATCGTTCAAACGATCCATCATCATTAATTCGTAAAACAAAATACTCAGCCGTCGTTACAATATAGGTAGGAGAGATCGCTCCATTAATCATGTAATGATCTTCCCCATCCGCGCCACGCGTTAAAGCTGGCATATCTTCAGGCTTATAAATTTTTACAGGTGCACCAGTCCCTTCACCTAAAGGTGACCACTCTACTCCACGTACTCTAAAGGCACATGGAACTACAGCTATGCTTTTGTAAAAGTCTTTTGTAACAGAATTAAAAATATCACCTTGCTCAAGTCCTTCTACAAACTTAGCATTTGATTTTTTAATCTCTGGTGTTTGAGAGCTAGCAATTTTTAAAAATGGTATTGCCATTTCTTGCGCACCAACATTTTCAAAGCCAACACCAATGTGGCTTGAAAAGTCTACAACATTAGTCGATATTTCACTTTTCTTTTTTTTCGTTACATCGTTCATCGTTATTTCCCTTTTTTAATTTTCACTTTGTTACCCATATACACATTAAATATATCTATAGGTAAATCGGTACCTTTATTTATTTGTTCGCCAACAAAGGCGTTCAAGGTCATAGGCTCGACCTTGCGTTTTTGGTCAGGAGCTAAACCATTTTGTTCTAAGTCTTCTACCAACTTAGATGCCTGATCATTGTCTCCTTTACCAAACCTCACTGACACAATGTTTTTAATTAGTTCATCGTGGTTATTTTTTTCTAACCATCCAAAACATTCTGCTTCATTATCTTTAGTGATGCTCGCTTTATAAAAGGGTTTATAACTTATTGCTTCACCACTCGTCAGTTTAATCTCTTTGACTCCTCGTTGCTCCATCATCTGAACAATTGAATCATTCATTTGTTGTAGCTCGGATTTTTTTCTTTTAACGTCGTTTTCTAATGAAAGTATTTCACTTTCAATTTGTAAATATCTGTTGGATGCTTCTGACACATCTTTAACCTCAGATATTTCTACTTTATTTTCTTCAGGTAAAAAATTTGTAAAATCAACTTTCTCTGTCATAGTTATTCCTCTCGTGTAAGTCTATCTGTATGGGGAGATATGTATGCGTTTGGCGATCATATTTTAAAAGATTATATCTGCCACGATTATTTTCTGCAGCAACTGAACAACAAAGACCTATCATTGATGGATCACCAATCAATAATAAATAATCTTTATCATTAAAATCTTTTAATACATTTTTAGCCTTACGTGTCGCTGGCCCAGGTGATAACATAATTTGTTTTCCCTCCTCAAATATAGGAATTAATTTTCCATACACTTGAGCAGTGATTACATTAAATCGAGATACCTCTTGGATAACGTACACATTTCCTTTTTTTTCTGATTCTTTCATCTTTCTTGAGCAGTCTATATTATTTTTATTTTAATTATACAAGAAAAATGTTATCGTTTTTAAATTTTATAATTTAGAAAGTTATGCCGAAATATAAATATAGTTTTAAAACAACGCCTTACGAGCATCAATTAGCATCTATGGGAGCTATGTTAAATCATTTTTCTAAGCAAAATAAAGAGTTTGCGTTGCTTATGGAAATGGGTTGTGGAAAAACTAAAGTATTAATTGATGCGTCTTCGTTTCTTTATGACAATGGATATATTTTTGGTTTACTCGTTATTTGTCCTAACGGTGTTAAAGGAACGTGGGTTAAAGAAATTGAAACACATATGCCAACACACGTGGATCGTAACGTAGTCGTATGGACAGGACAAAAAACAAAAAAGCATGAAGAAGAATTACAAACGTTATTTATTACGGAACCTGCGAAAGTACATTTTAATATTTTAATTATGAACGTTGATGCGTTTACCACGGACCGTGGACGCAAGTTTGCTGATAGATTTCTGATGACCCGTCAAGCATTGATGGCTGTTGATGAAAGCACGATCATTAAAAACTCAACCGCGTTACGTACCAAAGCCATTACCAAGCTTGGTAACTTAGCGCGTTATCGTGTTATCATGACAGGATCCCCTATTACTAAATCTCCTGAAGATCTGTATGCGCAATGTAATTTTTTAAATCATGAACTATTAGGTTTTAGTTCTATTTATACATTCAGAGCGCGTTACTGTCAGATGCAGCGATTATCTTTTGGTGGTCGATCGTTTAATAAAGTAACAGGATATAAAAACTTAGAAGAATTAAATTATAAGTTACGACAATTTTCTTATCGTGTTTTAAAAAAAGACGCGCTTGATCTTCCTGATCAAGTATGGATGAAAAGAATTGTTCCAATGACAACGGAACAGCTTGATGCGTACATGCAAATGAAACGCACTGCTTTAGTGCAACTCAAGCAAGAAACATTGACAACTACGTCAGTGCTCGCTCAAATGATACGGCTTCATCAAATAGTGTGTGGTCATATGGCAACCGATGATGGTAAAATATTATCGTTACCAAATAACCGCGTTAAAGAACTATGTGCTATTCTAGAAGAGCACGGTGATAAAGCGATCATTTGGGCGAATTATCGTCATGACATTCAAGAGATTGAAAAAACATTATTAAAAAAATACGGTCCGCGCTCCGTGGTCACGTATTATGGAGACACACCACAAAATATTAGACAAGAAAATATTAGACGATTTCAGGAGGATGAAGATACACAATTCTTTATTGGTCAACCTATGACAGGTGGTAGAGGTATTACGTTAACTGCAGCTAGTCTTGCTGTCTTTTATTCAAACAATTATGATTTAGAGATCCGTGAGCAAGCAGAGGCACGTAACCATCGTATTGGTACAGAAGATAAAGTCACTTACATTGATCTTGTTTCAACAGGAACAGTTGATGAAAAAATTATTTATTCACTACGAAATAAAATAAACTTAGCTACATCGGTGTTAGCTGAGGACATAAGGAAATGGTTAATATGATTCCATGTCCCAATTGTAAAGGAAACGGATATGTCAGACTATCATTTGAAGCAGAAACAAACATTGAACAGTGTAAGGTTTGTCACTCACAAGGGGAAATCGATGAAAATAAATACTACCACCAATCGTGGACCGAGGGTGTCGACGACAATATTAGCATCTACTACGGACCACCGCTTGATCCAGAATGCTTTAAAAACTACAAAATTTCGGGAGAGTAAGCCAGTAATACAGTTTAAGGGAGAGCCACCCTTTTAGAGTTCCAAGCGAGTTATTCACATTTTCCTCCTTAAAAAATAAGGTTGCTCGCTTGGAAAAAATTACATATAATTCGCCTAAATATAAAAAAAGGCAAAGGTTATGTTGTTACCTAATAGTCCTGTGAGAAAAATATCTCAATGTCCAAAATGTGGCGAGGTATCTCTTAAATTTTATAACCCTCAATATAATAAAGTTTTAAAAAAAGAAGAGTGGGAACAGGTATTATCGGATGGTCTACAGGCCCTGAGAAAAGTTCTCGGACCTGTAAAAGAAGACCCAAAGTTTTTTATGGATTAATTGTTAAGACGTTCATCTATTATTTTACCAATGATGAATACCATAAATCCAATACCAACTAGGGCTAAGAGTATTAGCCCTAATAAAATATGCGTTATCATGATGACTCTTCAACAATCTTTTCTAATTGCATTGGCCTTGATAGCTTTGTTTTTTTACACATTAAATCAAGCAACTTTCTTGTCTTCGCTGTAATCATTTGATTGTAATGTGTTAATTTTTTCTCTTTCTTTTTCATGTTCATCCTTAAAATTGTAACACCTGATACATAAATGATCAGGATATTTATTCTTTATCGCTATCATCAACCACTGATGATAACGTCTATTGCACGATTTACAATCGTGAAACTCATCAAACATTCCCATTATTTTTTTAACTCCCCTTCTCTTTGCCATGTGTCTTCTCCTCTAACTGGTTTGCTGTACACGCCAGTTGCAGGATATAATGTTTCAAGATCGTTTGCTTGCCAACCAATAACACCATTGTATTGATTAGCTATGAGATGAAATTTAATTAAATCAATTCTTCTTTTCTTCTTCCTAAAAAAATTAAAAAATTTATTCATGAAGCTCTCCTATCTCCTTTATTAAACCTGACTAACGTTCCGCCGAGACGCCTAACGTTAGCTCTTGCGCAGTCTGATCCAAATTCTTTTTCACACTTACCGCTGCAAAAATACATTGAACCAGCAGTGGTTCTATATGTTTCACCGTCCCACAAAGTATAATCATAAGTTGAATGAGAATAATCACCATTAATTATTTCTTGATACTCATCCGTCACAAGTATTTGATCATAAATTTTATGCTCACTTGTTTTGTAGCAAATCATATTACCTTTATAAGGTTCTTTTTTATTAACATGTGAACTGGAAAATCTTCTAAAATTACCAGAACAGTTAATACATTTATCTACTATTTTTTTTCCAGAAGCCATTATTGATCCTCCTTGTTTAAAGTTATTGAGTCCAGAATTGCTTTTCCTGCTTTAGTCATGTGATAAGTAATATCTACCCACTTTTGAAAAAATGTATGCTGACTAAAAGCATATACCCATCCTGCATCAGAGGGAGTGGTTGCTACACCGCCACCTTCGAACAGAAACTTATATTTAGGATTACCATTAACTGAGTTATTCAATCGTTGAACCCCTGTAACTTTTTGATTTTTAATTTTAT